CGGCATCCTGATCATGACGGGGGCGAACTCCGCGGTCGGGCTGCGCTCCACCCCGGCGCGCTACATCTTCCTCGACGAGGTCGACGCCTATCCCGCCTCGGCCGACGAGGAAGGCGACCCGGTCACGCTGGCCGAGGCGCGCTCGCTGACCTTCGCGCATCGGCGCAAGGTCTTCCTGGTTTCGACGCCGACGATCCGGGGGCTGAGCAGGATCGAGCGGGAGTTCGAGACGAGCGACCAGCGGCGTTTCTTCGTGCCGTGCCCGCATTGCGACGTCATGCAGTGGCTGAAGTTCGAACGGCTGCGCTGGGAAAAGGGCCGGCCGGAGACGGCGGAATATCTCTGCGAGGGCTGCGACGCGGCCATCGCCGAGCATCACAAGACGGCGATGCTGGAAGCCGGCGAATGGCGCGCGACGGCCGAGCCGGAGGATCCCGGCACCGTCGGCTATCATCTCTCGGCGCTCTATTCGCCGGTGGGCTGGCTGGGCTGGGACCGGATTGCGCGGGCCTGGGAGGTGGCCCGAGGCTCCGACGAGGCGATCAAGGCGTTCCGCAACACTGTCCTCGGCGAGACATGGGTCGAGACCGGCGAAGCGCCGGACTGGCAGCGGCTGGCGGATCGGCGCGAGGCGTGGACGCCGGGTTCCGTGCCCGCAGGCGGACTGTTCCTGACCGCCGGGGCCGACGTGCAGAAAGACCGGATCGAGGTCGACGTCTGGGCCTGGGGCCGCGGGCTGGAAAGCTGGCTCGTCGACCACCTTGTGCTTGAGGGCGGGCCCGGCGATCCGGCGTGCTGGCAGCAGCTGACCGACCTGCTGGTCCGGACATGGGCGCATGAGAACGGCCAGCACATGACCATCGCGCGGCTCGCCATCGACACCGGGTTCGAGACCAGCGCCGTCTACGGCTGGGCGCGGCGGGTCGGGTTCGCACAGGTCGTGCCGGTGAAGGGGCTCGAGGGGTTCAACCGGGCGAGCCCGGTGACGGGCCCGACCTATGTCGACGCGACCGTCGGCGGCAAGCGCCTGCGTCGCGGCGCGCGGCTGTGGTCCGTGGCCACCGCGACCTTCAAGGCCGAGACCTACCGCTTCCTGCGGCAGGACCGGCCGACCGCGGAAGAGGTCATGGCCGGTGCATCGTTTCCGCCGGGAACGGTGCATCTTCCGACATGGGCTGACGGCGAATGGCTCAAGCAGCTGACCGCCGAGCAGCTGGTCACGGTCAAGGGCAAGCGCGGCTTCGCCAAGCTCGAATGGCAGAAGCTCCGCGAGCGCAACGAGGCGCTGGACTGCCGGGTCTATGCCCGCGCCGCCGCCTGGATCGCGGGCGCCGACCGATGGTCGGAGGCGCGCTGGCAGGACCTGGAGCGGCAACTGGCGGTGGAGACGCCCCCACCGACACCGATCCCGCCGGGCAGATCAACCGGCCGGGACAGGCCCCGCAGGGCAAGCGCCGCTCCGACTGGCTCGGGCGGCGCGGAGGATGGTTTTGAACATGACCGACTGGACGGAAACCGAGCTCTCGGCGCTGCGCCGGGCCTATGCCAGCGGCACGACCCGGGTCAGCTATGACGGCAAGTCGGTGGATTACGGCTCGGCCGAGGACCTGCTCGCCCGCATCCGCACCATCGAACGCGCCATCGCGGGCGTCAGCCGTCCGCTGCCGGTGGCTGGGCTTGCGGGCTTCTCGCGCGGGGATCGGTGATGTCGGCGACCTGGTTCGACCACGCCATCGCCACGGTGGCGCCGCGCATGGCCGCGCGTCGCGTGATGGCGCGCCAGGCCTTCGCGACCCTGACGCGGGGCTATGACGGCGCGGCGCGTGGGCGGCGCACGGAAGGCTGGCGCGCGCCGGGATCCTCGGCCGACACCGAGATCGGCGTGGCCGGGGCGCTGCTGCGTGATCGGATGCGCGATCTGGTGCGCAACAACCCGCATGCGGCCAAGGCCGTGGCGGTGCTGGTCAACAACATCATCGGCGCGGGGATCATGCCCCGCGCCGCGAGCGGCGACGACAAGCTCGACCGCAAGGTCGACGCGCTCTTCGAGCGCTGGACGGCGGAGTGCGACGCCGACGGCCAGCTCGACTTCTACGGCCTGCAGACGCTGATCTGCCGCGAGATGGTCGAGGCGGGTGAGGTGCTGGTGCGCCGCCGCCTGCGGCGCGCGAGCGACGGCCTTCCGGTGCCGCTGCAGTTGCAGGTGCTGGAGGCCGACTTCCTCGACGCCACCAAGTCCGGCGCCATTGGCGCGGGGCGGCTGGTGCAGGGGATCGAGTTCGACCCGGTCGGCAAGCGCCGCGCGTACTGGCTCCATGCCGAGCATCCGGGCGACGCCTATGGTGCCTTGCAGAACGGGTTGCAGAGCCGCCCGGTCCCCGCGACCGAGATCGCCCATGTCTACGAGAAGCAGCGCACGCAGGCGCGCGGCGTTCCCTGGGGCGCGCCGGTGATCCGCAGCTTGCGCGATCTCGACGATTACGAGGTGGCCGAACTGGTCCGCAAGAAGACCGAGGCCTGCGTCACCGCCATCGTGTTCGGCGACGACGAGGCCCAGCAGGGCATCGCGCCCTCCGTCGTCGATGCCGATGGCAACCGCGTCGAGCAGTTCGAACCGGGGCTGATCGCCTATGCCCGCGGCGGCAAGGACATCCGGTTCAACCAGCCTTCGGCCACCGGGGGCTATGGCGAATACAAGCGGGCCAGCCTGCACACGATCTCGGCGGGCTTCCGGGTGCCCTACGAGTTGCTGACCGGCGATCTCAGCCAGGTCAACTATTCCTCGATCCGCGCGGGGCTCGTCGAGTTCCGCCGCCAGATCGACGCGGTGCAGTGGCAGCTGTTCATCCCGATGTTCTGCGCGCCGGTGTGGCGGTGGTTCACGGAAGCCGCCTGGGCGGCGGGGCAGATCCCGTCGCCAACCGTGCCAGTCGAATGGTCGCCGCCGAAGTTCGAGGCGGTCGATCCGCAAAAGGACGCGATGGCGAACCTGCTGTCGATCCGCTCCGGCACCATGACGCTGGCAGAGGTGATCGCGCGGCAGGGCCGCAATCCCGACGCCGTGCTGGCTGAAATCGCCGCGACCAATGCCAAGCTCGACGCGCTGGGGCTGGTCCTCGACAGCGACCCTCGCCGCGTCACCAAGACCGGCAGCGCGCAGACCGGCGATCCGGTGAACGATCCGGCCGCCGACGCACCGGACACCAACGACCCGGCCGCCGACGCGGACAATGACCCGGCGCAGGCCGACCAACAGGACTGACCTTCATGGACACGATGATCGAACTGCCGGCCATGCGCCGGTCGGCGGAGCTTGCGCCGAACACGGCCGATGCCGACAGCCGCACCGTCGAGGTGGTCTGGTCGGCGGGCGCGCGCGTCCGCCGCGCCACCTTCTTCGGCGAGCCCTATGACGAGGAGCTGAGCCTCGATCCGGCCCATGTCCGGCTCGACCGGCTGAACGCGGGCGCGCCGTTCCTGAAGGTGCACGAGCTCGACACGCTCGACGCGGTGATCGGCTCGGTCGTGCCGGGCTCGGCCCGGATCGAGAACGGGCGCGGCATCGCGCTGGTCCGGATCAGCGAACGCACCGATGTCGAGCCGATCTGGCGCGACATCCAGGCCGGGCACATCCGCGCGGTCTCCATCGGCTACCAGGTCCACCGCTTCGAGGTCTCGAAGCCCGAGGCCGCCCGCGAGCTCTGGCGCGCGGTGGACTGGACCCCCTTCGAGGTCTCCGCCGTCGCGGTCGGCGCCGATCCCGCCGCAGGCTTCCGCGCCCAGCACCCTCTTCACGACTGCGTCCTTCACCGCCGGGACGCCCCCACACCGCAAGGAGCACCCCCGATGACGGACAAGACCCAGACCACGGCGAGCGACGCCGCAACCCCCACCAACACCCAGCCGACCGCGCCGGTCGAAACCGAGGACACCCCCATGACCGAGCCGAAAGCGGCTGCGCCCGACCCGAAGGTCGCCGCCAGCGAAACCCGCGCGCAGCCGAAGCTTCAGACAACCGACACTCCCGCAGCGCCCGACACCGAAGCGGTCGCCACCCGCGCGCGCGAGGCCGAGCGCGACCGCGTCTCGACCATCTACGATCTGGCCGGTCGCCTGAACCTCGAGCGCGGCTTCGCCGAGGATCTGGTCAAGCGCGGCGTCAGCGTCGACGAGTCCCGCCGTCTGATCCTCGATCAGGTCGCGGCGAAGTCGGACGAGACCCGGACCTTCTCCCATGTCTCCGTCCCGCTGGGTGGCCGCGACGAGCGCATCACCCGCCGCGACGCGGTGGCGAATGCGCTGCTGCACCGCTACAGCCCCACGCTGTTCCAGCTGGAAGACGCTGCGCGCCAGTATCGCGGCATGACGCTGCTGGAACTCGCCCGCGAAAGCCTCGGCAATGCCGGGGTGAACACCCGTGGCCTGTCGCGCGACGAGGTGGCGACCCGCGCGCTGCACTCGACCTCGGACTTCCCCGAGATCCTGTCGGCGGTCACCAACAAGACCCTGCGGCAGGCCTACGAGGCCTATCCCCGCACCTTCATGCTGTTCTGCCGTCAGGTGCTCGCCACCGACTTCAAGGCCATGCATCGGGTCCAGCTCGGCGAGGCGCCGCAACTGCTTGAGGTCGGCGAGAGCGGCGAGTTCAAGCGCGGGACGCTCGGCGAGAGCAAGGAGAGCTACAAGGTCAAGACCTATGGCCGGGTGGTCGCGATCACCCGCCAGACGCTGATCAACGACGATCTCGACGCCTTCACCCGCATCCCGGCGATGTATGGCAACTCCATCGCGCAGCTGGAAAGCGATGTGGTCTGGGGCATCATCACCGCCAACCCGGCGATGGCCGACGGCAACGCGCTGTTCCACACCACGCACAAGAACCTCGCGGGCACCGGCGCGGCGCTCGACGTCGGCAGCGTCGGTGCGGCCCGCGCGGCAATGGCCAAGCAGACGGGCCTCGACAAGAAAACGGCGCTCAACGTCCGTCCGGCCTTCCTGATCGTGCCCGCCTCGCTGGAACTGAAGGCCGAGCAGCTGGTCGCGCAGAACCTGGTGCCCGCCGCGACCTCCAGCGTGGTGCCGCAGTCGATCCGCACCCTCGCGCCGATCAGCGAGCCCCGACTCGATGCTGCCAGCGAGACAGCCTGGTATCTGGCGGCGAGCCCGAACCAGATCGACACCATCGAGTACGCCTATCTCGAGGGCCAGCAGGGCGCCTACATCGAGACCCGCAACGGCTTCGATGTCGACGGCGTCGAGATCAAGTGCCGCCTCGACTTCGGCGCCAAGGCCATCGACTGGCGCGGCCTCTACAAGAACCCGGGCGCGTAACCCGCTTCCAATGCTGAACCCTGACATGCGGGCGGTCCTGACGGGCCGCCCTTCGTCTTTCCACGAGGATCCCCATCATGAAAACCTACGTCCAGCCCGGCAACACCATCACCCTGACCGCACCCTATGCCGTCGCCTCCGGCGATGGCCTGCTCGTGAGCTCCATCTTCGGCATCGCGGCCGGGGCCGCCGCCCTCGGCGAGCCCGTCGAGACCGCGCTCGTCGGCGTGTTCGACATCACCAAGGTCGGCTCGCAGGCCTGGACCGTCGGCGCCAAGGTCTATTGGGACGACACCAACAAGCGCACCACCACGGTCGCAACCGACAACACCCTGATCGGCGTGGCCGTCGAGGCGGTGGCGAGCGGCGCGGGCGACACCATCGGCCGGGTGCGCCTGAACGCGACGTTCTGATGAGCGCCTTCGCCGCCGTCGTCGGCGTGCTCTTCGCCGATCCGAACATCGGCCGGGACGCGGTCTACATCGCAGACGGCGGCGCGCCCGTGCTGGTGCGCGTCGTCGCCCGGCGTGCCGACGCGATCAGCGATTTCGGCGACGCGCGGATCTGGTCGGAAACGACCCGGATTGACCTACGCGTGGCGGAGGTTGCGAACCCGCGCCCCGGCGACCGCATCGAGATCGACGGCGACGCCTTCCTCATCCAGGGCGAGCCGGTCCGCGACCGTGAGCGGCTCGTCTGGACCGTCGATCTACGTCCGGCCTGACCGCGATGAAACTCAAGCTCGACATCGATCCCGACATCGTCGCGATGATGGCGGCCGAGGTCGCGGCCGGTGAACGCGCCGTGACGGCCGCCATGCGCGAGGCCGGGACCGGGCTGAAGACCGCGTGGCGGTTGCAGATCACCGGCGCGGGGCTCGGCACACGGCTGGCCAACTCGATCCGGAGCCAGAACTTCCCGAGGTCGGGCGAAAGCCTGGACGCGGCTGCACTGGTCTGGTCCAAGGCCCCAGTCATCGTGGGCGCCCATGACACCGGGCCGCTGATCCGGTCGAAGGACCGGTTCTGGCTGGCGATCCCGCTGCCCGCCGCGGGCAAGTCCCTGCGCGGCGGCAGGATCACGCCCGGCGAATGGGAGCAGCGCCGCGGGCTGCGCCTGCGCTTCGTCTATCGCCGCACCGGACCGAGCCTGCTGGTGGCGGAGGGCCGGCTGAATACGAAGGGCCAGGCGGTAGTGTCGCGCTCGAAGACCGGGCGCGGCAAGGTCACCGCGCCGATCTTCCTGCTCGTGCCGCAGGTCAAGCTGCCGAAGCGGCTGGACCTGCCGCGGGACGCGGACCGGGCATTGGATGGTGTGCCGGGGCTGATCGTGGCGAATTGGGTGGAGGAGCGGATTTGAAAACAAGCGGGTGCGCGGAGGGCCCCGAGGGTCCTCCGCGCCGTTCTTAGCCGCGGGGCGGGAAAGGGTCGTTTCCGTAGCTGTTACGCTCGCGGATCCGACCGTCACGCCCGTGGATCAGAACTTCGCTCTGCTGGTTTCGCGCAATCTCGGTGGCCCGGTCGATTGCCTCAGCCTGCGTGCCGTAGCGCGCGGTGTCGCGGCTGTTGCCGGCGCCGAGAACTGCCCAGCCGTCCTCGCGGCGAACCACGTGCTGGTTCTTGCCTGCCATGCCCATCACCTCCTTTCGGTGGCATGGCCATGATCTGGTGTACGGCAATCGAACGTTCAAGTAAGAATTTGACGTTATAGTGCGATCAACCTATCTTGTCCCCACGTGGGGGCCGGGAGAAGCCCGACACGCACACCGAGGAACCCGTCATGAACCGCACCGAAATGTCTCGTCGACTGAGGGAGGCACGAGAACTCGCATCAATCAGTCAGGCCGACGCTGCCGAAGCGCTTGGCCTTCCCCGCACGGCCGTCACTCAGATCGAAGGAGGGAACCGCGCAGTATCCACCATGGAACTTGCGCGCCTAGCGGATCTCTATCGTCGCCCTGTTAGCTGGTTTCTCGCGGACGTGCCGGACGCCGAAGAAGATGTCGTCGTTGCGCTGCATCGAATTGCCCCCGGACTCGACGCAGATCCGGAGGTGCGGGTCGAGGTGGACCGCTGCGTGCAAATCTGCCGCGAAGGTGTCAGCCTGGAGATCTTGCTGGGGCGCGAGGAGCGGGATGGGCCACCAGCATATCGTGAGCCCGTACCGAGATCGACCGGGGAAGCTGTCGCTCAGGGCGAGCGTGTGGCTGAACAGGAACGAAGGCGACTTGAGCTTGGAAGCGCCCCGATTGCCGACGTGACGGAATTGCTCGGCGATCAGGGAATTTGGGCATCAGTCGTCGATCTCCCGCACACCATGTCTGGCTTGTTCCTGCATCATCCGAGCATCGGCATGGCAGTGCTCGTGAATTCGGGACATGTACGCGCCCGCCAGCGCTTCTCGCTGGCGCACGAGTACGCGCACGCCCTCATGGATCGGAACAGGGTCGTCGGCGTCAGCAGCGCGGACAACAGCCGCGAAAGGATCGAACAGCGCGCGAATGCTTTCGCCGCCGCCTTCCTGCTGCCCGAAGCGGGCCTCGAAGAGGAACTGCGCCAGCTAGGGAAGGGCCAGCCGGCGCGCACTGATCAGATCGTCTTCGATGTGGCGACCGGCGGCAGCATTCAGGGCCAGCTGCGTCCGGCGCCCCGCTCTCAGACGATCGGCTTTCAGGACGTCGCTTTCATCGCGCATAGGTTTGGAGTGAGCTATCAGGCGGCGGTCTATCGTCTGAAGAGCCTTCGCTACATCAATCAACCGGAGAGCGTCCTGCTTCTGTCATCCGAGCAGGAGGAGGCCGGGAGGGACTATCTGCGCGCATTGGACCTGTTCGAGGATCTCGAGGAGCCGGTGAGTGGCAAGAGAGGAACCCGAGAGCTTCGGGGCCGGGTGGCGCATCTGGCGCTCGAGGCGTATCGGCTCGGCGAAATCTCCCGAGGGCGCCTTCTCGATGTGGGCAAGACCGTCGGCGTTGACGGGCGCAAGCTGCTTGAGCTTGCGGAAGCAGCGCGAGCCGAGTGACGCCCACGATGCCTGCGCCGCCACCCATTCTCCTCGTTACAGATACTTCTGTGCTGGTAAACTTCCTCCGGATTGACCGGATGGATCTCATCCGGGATTTGTCTCCACAATTCCTGGTCACAGACCATGCCGCTGGCGAAATTACCGATGCGTATTTGGACCAGCTGGCCCGCTTCGAAGCCGCGGTTGCTGCAGGATGCTGCGAAGTCTGCCGCGTGGAGGACGACGCTGCCCTGGAGATGTTCGGACAACTGACTGGCACGCAACGCCTCGGCATCGGTGAAAGCGCCACCATCGCACACGCCATTTCGATCGGCGCCGGTCTCGCTCTGGACGATAGGCGCGCAGCGAACGAAGCGCGTCGCATCAATGGAGGTCTCGTGGTTCTCGGGACCGTCGACCTGACAGTTCAGATGGTTGTCGAAGGCCTTCTAAGCGTCGAGGAGGCCGACGCCATCAAGGACGACTGGGCAGCTAACCACCGGTTCAGACTGAAGATCGCGAGCTTCGGCGACCTTCTCTGACCATTTTGTCGGTTCCATACGAAGACGGAAACATGCCCACCCCCCGCGAAACCATCCTCGCCGCGCTGCACGCGCGGCTCTCGGCGCTGCCCGCCACTGCACTGCGCGGCGAGGTGCTGCCCGAGCGCGTGCCGGCCGAGGGCCTGCTGATCCTGCGCGACGGCGAGCCGGGGGAGCCGGAAGTGACGCTGTCGCCGCTGCGCTACCACTACCAGCACCGCGCCGAGATCGAGGCCGTCGTGCAGGGCGCCGACCGTGACGCCGCCTTCGACGCGCTGACCGTCAGCATCGGCACGGCGCTCGCAGCCGACCGCACGCTGGGCGGGCTCTGCGACTGGGTCGAAGCCGAAGCGCCACGGCCGGTCGATCTGCCGGTC